TTATTTTTGAATATTCTATGTTTCATATTCAATAAACTATTCCAAAGAATACTTTGATAATTTGTAATCTTTTTCAAAATTTCTCCCTTCTTTTCACCATCAGGGCAAAATAATTCAGCAATACAAGAACTATCAAACTTGATATTCTTTGGTATGATATTGTTTCGTAATGGTAAAGGTTGAAATAATTTATTTTCATTTGTTTCTAACACAGAATTCATATACAACATACCTTTCAAATATTCAAATTGTCTTCCTTTCACATCATAATAAACAGATTGTTTAATATTCGTTGGTAAAATATGCAGTAAATGAGTGAGTTTCCATTCATTAAATTTTTCATTTGTTTCTTCTAACATAAGCAGTTTATGTTTCAATTCAAACAATTCCTTCTTCTCATCTGTTATTTCATTTGTGGTTTTATTGATAAAACGAAGAAAATGTTGAATAAAATGTTCCTGTATATTGGTAGAAATGCAAACTTGAATTTGCTCTGCAATAATATTTATTAAATGTGATTTATTTACTAAATTTGTTTTAGTATGATTGAGTAAAGGTTGGTATTCTTTAATGTAAAATTGTTGTAATGCTTCTAACAATTGTGTGTCTTTGGATTTTCTACCACTATTAGATTTTGTTCCTAATGTTTTGATACAATATTTCACAAAAGTGAATTTATCATCAAATACAGGAAATGCTAAATTGTTATGGAAACAATAAAGAATATATAACCTGATAAATTGATAAGAATGAATAACTAAATCATTTATTTCAAAAACTAAATTAGTAATAATAGGTTGAACTTCATTATGCTTTAATAAAACAGTCTTGAGTGTTGTTTTGATGGTTTTGAATTTAGATTTCTCTAAATTTCTAAAAGTTTTGAATATTTCTTTCTTTTTCTTTTTAACCATTCTATATATTTACTAAATATTTTATTTTTAAGCAATTTTAACAAATTATTTTTGCTTAATTATTCCTAAATATTTTATATTTGGTTGAGCGAAAAAAACTACCATCATTTTTAGATTTTTCTATTTCACTTCTTTCAAATATATAATTTTGTTTTCGTAATATACTTCTTACTATATTTAGGTAAGGTCTTTTACATTCAAAATTAGGGCGAAACGATGAAATACAACTAACCGAAAAATATTTTTGTATATCTTCTTTCATTTCTAAAATTTTATTCTGTTTTTCTGTATCATTATCTAATTCACATAATAGAAATGATTTGTTTTCATCTAATTCTAATATATTTATTATTTTATTACAAATATATTCTCTTTCATTTTGATATTTTTCACTTAATTTAATCCTCATTATATAAAATTAAGTAATATCTTTTTATTATAGTTTTGTCTCATTTTTCTTTTCGGTCGGTGTAATGTCTATCGGTAGATAACTGTATTTACAAGACAGATAGAGAAATCCACCATTTTGTAGCCATTTGTCTACAAAAACACGGATAGCCCTTAACCTGTGTTAGCAAATACATATACATATATTCTACCTTTCCAAATCTCATAAAAATGGATTCCTAGAATACAGGGGTTTCTAATTTAGGCATTTCTCCGAAATTATTTTCTTTTAGCCTCTTTTTTCGGGGATTTTCGAATTTGCGCTTTTGGAAACATGTTGGAAACCTCTTTTACGCCGATTTATTCATATCTTTCCTGAATTACGCGCAATAATAGAAAGATCCATTAGGAGATTTTTACTATAGTTGCCATTTCCTTCGTACGTACATACTTATCCGAGTTCATACACCGTCTGCGCAAATTGCAGTGTAGACAGGCTAGCACTACATTACCTCTGTTATGTCCTATGGAGTTGTCCAAGCGTTCCAGTGTCCACTGTTTCGGTTCTCTAACATACTCATACAGGAGTGCTACCTGTTCTTTACAATAATAACACTTTAGTTCGGCCTGTTTGAAGAGTCCGAATACATCTTTTATGCATACAAATTCTTGGTCCAAGAATAAACCTTTTTCACAATCTTGGGCCTTATATCCGGCAATCTTGGCACGAACCTGTTGCTCCAATCTATGCAAAACAGAATGTTCTACGGAATCTTTTTCCAAACATTCTTGGACATTTTCTATCAAAATATGCATATGCATACTAGGATCCAACAGATTCTTGGAAATATTTGTCCAAGATTTGGTTTCGGTTATGATTCTTTTTGTTTTTGGTTTCTCTGTTTTCACTGTTTTTGTTTGTCGTTTTTTTACATAAACCGGGGATTCCAAGGATACGACTTTGTTTTGTATATTTTGTAATGATTCCGGATTGTCTAAATTCATATACTTTTATGTACGATAGATTTTTGGTTCTTTCAAACGTTGTTTTCTTGGGTTTTGGGTTTTGGGTTTTGGATTTTGGTTTTCGTCTTGGCCAAAAAACAAATACTACTGTAAAACAAGATAAACATAATGGTAGTTATCTATATAAAAAGAATACGTCAGGACTATGTTTAGCACACCCAATAATAATGAGACATCAAAGAATACAGTTGTATCAACGGCAAACGACGATTTACCAAAGAAACTAAACACATTTTTCCCTCACGATTCGCAAAATACTCAAGGAATGCAATATTCGGCAATTGATTCTATGTTGGAAAAAGAGAAACAACAAAATAAATCGGAATCTTGGAACAAGCTGGATAAAACCGCGAAAATACAGAAACTCCATGCTTTTGCCGAAAAATACGGTAAAGAAAACAGCCTCCCTGTAAAAGAGGTGAAAAATCTAAAAGCCTTTTTTGTGGAATCCTTGGACAAAGGGAAACTACAAAAGACCAAGGATGTTGTCTATGACAAAGATAGCCGAGAAATCGATTCTATTCCAGCCCTCCATTTTAATACGGAAAAACACAATTTCACTTTGCGTATTTTGGACACAAAACGAGTATCTACTTTGAAATCGTTAACACCAAAACGTGTTTCCGAAAAAAATATATCTCCTGATACAGTATAGGTGGGGGTACAAAAAAATGTCTCTTTTTACAAATGAAGTAATAAATGAGTTTAGAACAAAAACGAAACTATTAAGGAGAGTAATTAGAAAGACAACGATTAAAGACCGTGAACACATAAAAATAAGGGAATACAAAATAATGAATAGAAAAGAATTAATAGAACATATAAAGGGTCCTGGAACAACACCTGGCACAAGACAAGGTTCTCTTGCATCTGCACCTCCAAATGTTAGTTCGTATGATATTGAATTGAAGAGAAAACGTGCAGAAGATCGCGCTTTGAATTATGATAAGAAAACCCAAGATGTATTAGATCAACTAATGGATATGAATTCGCGCATGTGTGAAAAACAAGTGAATACACACTATACTATTGGTTCTACACATAATGCAATTTCTACAGACAACTTTGATATTATTGCTATTATCGATACTGATCCAAATGTCAGTCTTTATGATAGTACCAAATCAAAACAAATAAATCAAGTCGTAGGGTTTCTTATTGCCCAAAAAGGAGAATGTCCAAAATATCCAGATGCTTACGTGATCAATCTCATATGCACTAGAGTGACCGGTATTTCAAAGCTACTATTGGGCTGTTATTTGTTTGCAATTAAATGCGCGGAATCTAAAGGAATTATGCAACGCGGAATTTTGGAATTGGCAGGTGCATTCAGTAATATAGATGGTTATTGTGCCTATGGAGGTCTTGGTTTTGCGATTGATCCGGATATTTTTACCGTAGAACCTAAAACTGTTATTGATACTACTACACTTGTAGATGAGGCTACACCCTGTTTACAATATTCAAATGATATGTTTCCTATGTCGGTAGATTTATCTGAATACAATGATAAGGACGATATTATAGAAACATTAAAATCTGGAGCTGGTGCTAAAAAATTTGGTACAAAATCTATTTGCCAAAGAGATTCTACGCATGAACAAAAAATGGAGTTAAAAAAATTAAATCGTTTTTTTTATATTGCATGTATGATTTCTCATGAAAAATTTCGCAAAAATGGCTGGTTATTATCAAGAATTCCAGGAGACTATATGCTTGAGTTAGCGGAAAAAATGAAAGAGATTAGTAAAAAGAAACCCAAACCCAAACCTGAACTAAAAGAAATAAGCGCAGGTATAAAAGAATTGGTACATGCGTGTCATACTATTAAAACCACACGTTTCGCTTTAATACAAAATGCATATCTCAAAACGATAGATAGAATATATAGTACAAAATTACAAAAAGATAATTTGGATTTGATGAAGGATACTTTGTTGGCCGAAATGGAAGAAACAGTTGAATCAACACCACCGGTTTCTGCTGCTGTTCCTGGTCCTGGTCCTGGTCCTGGTCCTGGTCCTGGTCCTGGTCCTCCTCCTACTCCTGCTCCTGCTCCTGCTCCAGATGCTATGGATGTTGATCCGATTCATTCGAGTGGTATTTTTAAAAATATATATAGTGCAACGAAAAGGGCAACGAAAAGGGTAAAGAGAAAAGCAACTTCATTAATTTCCGGAATATCATCGAGAATTAGAAGAATGTCTGCAACAAGTACAGCATCAAGTAGTAATCCCCGATCTACAAAAAAACGTAAAATATAGAGAATACCACATTTGTAGCTATTTGTTTACAAAAACAGTGAAAACTTCATAGATACCTTAGTATATTTTTACAAATGATATAATCTGTAAAAATATATCTCCAGATACAGTATAGGTGGGGGTACAAAAAATGTCTCTTTTTACAACAGAAGTTATGAATCAATTCAGGGAGGACACTAAATCACTGAGAATAAAAACAGAACACGGTGTTTCCCCAAACTTACTAATTATGAATAAAAAAGAACTGTTGCTATATTTTAATCCATCACGTGTTGTTGGTACAAGAAAAACGAATAGTCGATATTCCAGAAGAGCTAGAAGATTAAGTGAGTATGAAGAACAATCGCGTAGATTATTGAAAAAATTCCTTCGTATGAATGCAAGAATGTGTGAACCAAATGTGGATAGCGGATTTACAAAAGATTCATCCAGAGAATCGATGACAGAAGGTAATATAGCATACGATATTATTGCTGTCATTGATATTACACGAACCGGAAACCCTTTAGATCAAATCGGTGGTTTTTTGATTGTGGAAAAAGGTGAATGCCCAAAATATCCAAACTCTTATGTAGTGAATTTGATTTGTACGCGCATTTCAGGTATCTCGAATTTATTATTGGGAGCTTATTTGTATGCGATTAAATGCGCTGAAGATAAAGGTATTGACCAATATGGAATCTTGGAACTAGCAGACGGGGTTAAGAATATTCCTGGGTATTGTTCTTATAGTAAAATGGGGTTTGTTATTGATCCGGATATTTTCTCTCGACACCTTGCAACCAGAAAACCTTGTTTAGATTTTCGGCATGATTTTCTACCAATGTCGGTAAACATCAAAGAAAGTTATCCTGAGTTAAAGGATATCATCGATAATTTGACAAAACGTACATTTACTACTCTGTCTATTTGTAATAGAGATTTGAGAAAAGACCAAATACGGGAATTACAAAAATTGACAAAATTATATTATGTAGCTTATATGACTTTTTTCTATGATTTTATTTTTAAGAGGAATATTTTTACTGGACTTGATGAAGTAAATATCGACAATCTAAAAAAAATACCCAAAAAATACTATAAACAAATTATAAAACTATTAGAAGATGAAGACACAGGAAATCTTTTAACAGCAAAAAAGTTATTTGGTCGATTAAAAAAAGCTATGGATAAGATAAAAAATAGTGGTATAACTGTAGAAACACAGGGTGTTCTGAAAGAAATACTTGAATCGTTTACATTAGAAATATCCAAAGATGTATTACAATTTTTGAAAAACAAAATGATAGAAATAGTGCCAACGGTGCCAGATGAATCTACGGTGGTAGTTCCAGAATATCATGAAGAAGATTTAATGGATGCAGAAGAGGACGCAGAAGAAGACGCAGAAGAAGACGCGATGGTCAAAGAAGAATCATCTTCGAGATCTACAAATGGTACAAGAAAAAGAGCAAGATCCAATTCTCGTTCTACAAATGGTACAAAAAGAAATCGAATGTAATGAGACCAGTGTAAAATTGATTATACGCAGGGTTTATTTTGTATGACATTATCACCCAAAATAAACGATATATTCGTAAAAAGAATAGAAACAACGATATATACATCTATATATACATGTCAGATTCGGAATATGAGCCAAGTGCATTATCTGAAGACACTGAAACAATATCATCCAGATCAACTATAGCGAGTTCAATGCAACATAATAAAAATACGATTGTAAAAAAACAAAAACGAGTTGCTTTCTTGGACTCTCTTTCAGACGACGAATGGATGTCGTTTATGATGGAAATCTACCAGGCAACACAAGAATATATGCAAGATCATATTTTACAAATGGCAAACCCAGATTTCCACGCAAATTTAATCAAAGATATAACACATGATTACGTAGAACTTTGGATCGGCGCCGGTTTACTCCTAGAAGAAAACGAAGACGAGATAGAAGAAGTCCAAGAATTGATTGAACAAACCATCGACGACTATTTTACAAATGAGGAAGAACGCGACCAAGATATCCCGATTCGATCGCACAAAACTACCTTGATTCGTAAAACACCGGATTACAATTCTCTACAACAAAAGATCGCCGATCTCCAAGCAATCGAACAACCTGCACAAAGAACTCCCGAATGGTATGAATTTAGACACGGTCTTATAACCGCTTCCAATTTATCGAAGGTATTCGGTTCTCAAGCACAAATAAATAGTCTTATTTATGAGAAATGCCAGCCGGTTGTATATCAAGGTACAGACCCAAATAGCTATGTAAATACGGAATCCCCTATGCACTGGGGTCAAAAATACGAACCCTTGTCAATCATGTTATACGAACGTGATTATGCTACTATTGTCTCCGATTTTGGTTGTATTCAACACCCGGATTGTCCGTATATTGGCGCATCACCCGACGGTATCAATGTAAGCCCCATGTCAGAACGATATGGCCGCATGTTGGAAATCAAAAACATTGTGAATCGCGAAATCAACGGTATTCCAAAAGATGCATATTGGATTCAGATGCAGGTTCAGATGGAGACGTGCGACCTAGATGAATGCGATTTCTTGGAAACCCGGTTTTGCGAATATGCGGATGAAGACGCGTTTTACCAAGATGGTGAACACGAAGACCGTGGTGTTATCCTTTATATGGTGTCTCGTGTTAGCATGGGTGATATAACACATCTGAATATTTCTACATCGTCGAATGCCCCGCATTATGAGTACATGCCTTTGGATATTCCCTTGGACAAAGAGTCGGTTGATGAGTGGATCAATTCCACACGTCAACGGTTGAGACGCGACTGGTCCCTGTATACCACGATTTATTGGTATTTGGCGGAATCCTCGTGTGTTTTAGTGGAACGCAATCGCGCGTGGTTTCAAGCAGCCAGACCTAAAATAGAGGAGGTTTGGAATACCATCGTGAAAGAGCGAGAGACCGGGTACGAACACCGTGCGTCGAAGAAAAGGTCTTCCAAGGAGTCCGGTTCGTCTAAGTCCAATGCCACTAACACTAATACCACGATTACTGTAGTAAAAGAGGGTTCTGCGGAGGTTCAAAACACGTATCAACCCTCTACCGGATCAATCTGTTTGATCAAACTAGAACCAGAGGATTATGACGGGTAGGCGTATTGGTATTAGATGCAGGATTCAGTCGATTTTGTCTTTTACTGTGGATGTTGCTTCTGCTCTGGCTTCTGCTCTGGCTTCTCCTGTGGATCTTGCTTTGGCTTGGAGTTTTTATCTGAGGGGATCTTTTTCTTTGTGTAGAAGAATGTGTTGATAATCGATTCGATAGACCACGTCGAAGATTCCGCTGGATAAATATAGAGACGGTAGAGAATATCTTTAGTGGTTTACTTACAGGTCGTTTTGCGCGTATTGGGTTATACAAAGATTGTGAGGATTCCATGGTCTTTGACAAATCTTTAGTGGTCTTTGACAAATCTTTAGTGGTCGTTGACAAATCTTTAGTGGTCGTTGACAAATCTTTAGTGGTCGTTGACAAATCTTTAGTGGTCTTTGACAAACCTTTAGTAGTCTTAGACCAAGCCTCGTCGGCATCAAATGCGGCGTTAATAAACGATTTGATTGTGTCTACTAGAGGAACGCATTTGTCCATCATTTTGTTAATTTGATCGACCCTTTGATGTGATAATTTGTCACCTTTTATCTTGGACATATCGATGGACGAAAAGAGTTTTTCGATCATTGATTCCATTTCAACGAATGTCTTCTCCATTTTTGTGGATTTTGTTTTCTTAGAACGTCTTGTTCCGCCGCCACCCAAATTGGGTAGTCTGAAATATCCTTGAAAACCTTCCCAAGTAGGAACATATTCCGACACATCGGGTATATATTGGGTAACATCTGGAACCAAATCCGACGCCTTTGGTAATTGATCATTCACACCTTGGACAACTTCATGGATAACACCATCGACGGCTTGTTTGTATTGTTGTCCTAACAAGGCTCGTGCGTCGTTCAATGCATTCGTCAATATACCGGAAAGCTGGGATGATCTGAATGCTCGCGCGATCTGCGTAGGTACTCTGGAAATATTACTACCGAATTGGTGAATGATCCAAGTCATGTAATAAACGCCTTGGAAAAAGACGTACAAAATGAGGTCGAATGCAGAACCTCCCAAGTCAGGATTGATTCCTGTTATGAAACCGATGAAGTCCACGAGAGTGATTGCGAAAAAGATCTCTACCATGTAAAAAGACATCTCTAAGACGAAAACTAGAACAGAACCAATCCATGGAACGACACCCGTTGTACGAATGAAGCTAACGATTAATACATGGAGTTCATACATCATTTTACATAGCATTTTTGCTAAAGACAATAAAAGCATGAGGAGCTGTTTGATACATTCGATCCAACCGTCGAGTGTAGTAAAATGGCAATCGCGTCTCATTCGGCCCATTCTGTTTCCGATCTCATTGAGCTGGGACATACATTCTGTGCGAAAACGTGTTAATACGGAGTGTGTTGCATCTTGTTGTCTGGTAATTGTTTCTAAAGTGCCTTCTATGGATTCGAAATTGCCTTCTTGGTGTTGACCGAGTGCTTCAATCATGGATCGCTGTTCTACCTGGTTTCGAAGGAGGGATTCGATTTGATTTCTTAAACGCGCGGCTTCTTCCTCTTGCTTTTGCATAATATGTTGCATTATTTGCATCATTTGTTGGCCTTCGTTTGGCTGTAAAGGAGGGTTTAATAAGAGTAGACCTAATTCTTGTTGTGCATGTTGATGATCGACATTGAGGGGATTCATGATGGTATAGTATGTTGGATCTATACTATCATGACATAATTATATTATGGTGCTGCTACAAGACTCACAATGTTGTATGACTGCACCTTTTTCAATAATATCATTTTTTGGGGTTTTTGGTCCACTACTAAAACGAATGTCGCACGAATTCAATGTTTCATCTACTCTACCTGGATGCGGATGTGGATCATGTATAATTTGCTCAGATAATACCTGTTCTAGTATAGTACCTCTTTTCATTTTATTATATAGGCGTTTCGTGTTGCGGTTGTTCATTTGCTTTTGCATTGTTGTTCCTTTTCTATTTACTTGTCTTTTTGTTAATTTCCATTTCCTTTTTCCTGGTTTTGTCCCACCGAATGTAAAAATATTAGTCCAACCCGATACTTCTACATCTATTAAGTAATTAATTAAAACAGTGTCAGCTGCAGTAGTATTATTTAATTTGTCGAGCTGTTGTATTACACTTTGCATAATAGAATATGGATTTCCTGAACCTTTTTTTCTACAAAATTTTGGATAAGCAATACCTAAAATGGAACAGCTAATATATTTATTAAACAAAACCTCTATAAAAATACCACAATTGACTCCTTTTGCCATAGGATGGTTGAACCATGCGCCCAAAGTGTGAAAACTAGAAGGTATAATAGGACATTGTGTATATACAAAATCTTTACCTCTTAATAATATATTATGCTGTGCCGCTTTTATAAGAGATACATCTTTAAGAGGATCTGGTTCAAATTGTGTAATAATCGAATCAGTTTTTTGTAAAAATAAATTGAGTTTTAATATAATCGGTGGCAATAGAGGGACTACATCAATAATATTATATTCAAATGGCTTTCCTTTGCTAGTTTTATCAAATAAACGTGCTACTTCATCTACTGTATAAATTGCGGCTCTACCATAATGAAGTAAGTTATATGTACGCGCATTCAATAGATCGTGATATTCGGTCGTTCCATAATATCCACAACCGGCCATATATGTTACAAAAGTACTCAGATCATCATCATACACAACGATATAGAAGAAACAGTGTGTTACAATGGATTGTTTTTTCTCTGTACAAATGATACAGTATGACATATTTCGGAAATCTGGTTTACCCTCACTATCATAATGAATATCTGAATCTTGTGCTTCTTCAGTAAATGTATTATCTTTAAATTTCATATAATATTCCATCCGTTTTGCACCTTTAACAATTTCTTTTCTAACTCGAACAGAATCTTTTGCAAATTGACTTGATGGATTTAATAAATTAAAATCTATACCGGGAGAACCATTTGGATTTGGTCGTATTTCCTTATTAAAATATCGTTGTTCAATTGAACCATAATCCGGAAAATCAAAATGACGACATATTTTTTTTTGAATATTTGTTCTATATGCAGGAGGTATAGATGGAAATTTATCCTTATAATTTTTAGATAAGATACCAGGGTTTTGTGAAGTATATCCACCATACCAATTGAGAACATTCCAACTTTCAAAACATTTATCCACAATTTCTTGTAATGAAATAATAGGTCTTGGTTGTCTTAATAAAACTAACTGCATAAAATCTCTTACCGCTAGTCCAGGAGAAAAATTTTGTTCTGTTTGATATCCTTCTCCAGGTGGTGCTGATACTGGAATACCTGTAGTAGGAAATGGTAAATCTTTAAAAATATGCCCTTGTAAGTATTTACGTATCAAATCATGTTTTTCTTTGTCAATATCAGTATCGATAAGTGGTGTTGTAAAGAATCTACTAGGATCACTTTTTGTTGCGAGATCTACTCCTTTTCTAAGTGCATAATCTGCAGTTTCAATTAAAAACGTATTTTGTATAGCTATTTGTTCTTTGGTAAAAGTTTTACGGTTTTCTATATTTTGCTTTATTATTTCTTTTGATTCGGGTTCTAATCCTTCTACTAATTTTTCTTGTTTTTCGGGTGTTAATTCTTCGTTTACTTCGTTTACTTCGTTTAATTCTTTTTCTTCTTCTAATTTTTCTTCTTCTAATTTTTCTTCTAATGTTTGTCCACTTGGTAGGTGGCCTGTAGTAGACCTATAATATGGTGTTTGTCCTGTATAGTTTCTTGGTTTTTTTTTTGATTTACCTGAGGAACTCATATTACCAGATATAATTTATAAATAATAAATACTATACAATACCTAGATATTTTTACTACTACATGATAACTAAAAATGACATAAACATTTCATTCAATATTATTCTAATCATGGATGAAATGTATGTAGTCAAGCGCGACGGAGAGCGAGAAATCGTGTCCTTCGACAAAATCCTGCAAAGAATCAAAAAGACAGGTCAAGAAGCCGCAATCAACCTAAACTATACCGCCTTAACTATGAAAGTGATCGACCAACTCTATGACGGTATTTCCACAACCAAAATCGACGAGCTAACCGCCGACCAATGCGCATCCTTAGCCTCTACACACCCGGATTATAATACCTTGGCGGGTCGTATTGTCGTATCAAATCACCACAAGAATACATCGGCGGTTTTCTCGGAAGTCATGCAAAAGCTGTATGAATACAAAGACAAACACGGCAAACACTCGCCTCTTTTAGACCCACAGGTATACCAAGTCATCCACGACAATGCCGAAGAGCTGAATGCCATGTGCGATTACAGCCGCGATTATTTGATCGAATTCTTCGGATTCAAGACATTAGACCGCGCCTATATGATGAAAGTCGACAAACAAACTGTGGAGCGCCCTCAACACATGTGGTTGCGCGTAGCCGTGGGTATTCATTACAAGGATGTTTCAACCCAGGGTCTAACCCGGATCAAACAGACCTATGACGCCATGTCGCTAAAGTATATGACCCACGCAACGCCGACCCTTTTTAATGCGGGAACACCCCATCCACAGCTTTCATCGTGTTTTCTATTGCAACTCGAGACGGATAGTATCGACGGTATTTATAATACGCTAAAGGATTGCGCCGTTATCTCAAAATGGGCGGGGGGTATTGGACTCCATATCCACAATGTTCGTGCCAAGGGTAGTCATATTCGTGGTACGAATGGATCGTCCAATGGTATTGTCCCCATGTTGCGAGTTTTCAATAATACGGCTAAATATGTGGACCAATGTTTGAGTCCGGATACTCTGTTGTATACTACCGATGGTCTTTTACCCATCAGTCAATGTGTGTCCAATAGAACCTGTATTATTAATTTTGAAGTGGATGAATCGGACCAAGACCAAGACCCAGACCAAGACCAAGACCAAGACCAAGACCAAGACCACTTGTCAGATGAGTCAAGTGAATCCGAATACGATATTGCGGTACAACATCAGATCGATGTCTACAGACAAGGGACGAACATCATAAAAACCCTTTTTGGATCGGTTTTCTCTGCTTTGCAAAATGTTTTATTGCCTACACAGAATGATGATCAAGATCAAGATGAAGACGAAGACGAAGACAACCAAGACGAAGACGAAGACAACCAAGACGAAGACGAAGAACAACACGATAATACAGAACCAATACAACAAGTCCTCGAACATGCATACGAAGGTCCCATGTTCTACGTTAGAACCCATTTGCCGTCATCACCACTAAAGATCACGCCCGAACATCCAGTTATGACGGTGTCGTCATACAATAGAGACGCAACAACGGTTTTGCAAGATCTAGAACGCGGACTCGCATCATTCGAGTGGATCGACGCGAAGAAACTCGAATACGGAGACTGGCTAGTGTATCCAATTCCCAAAAACTGCGTCAAAGATATCCCCGCATTAACACTAGACAACTGCTTCATGTACGGTCTTATGATGAATGGTATGGCGAATTTCAACAAGAACGTCGAAATAAAATCAATCATTCGATACAACCCTAAATTCATGTATTTCATATTCCAAGACGACGACGAATTGAATCAACTCGCAAACCTATTCGAATCCGAGCAGATCGTATATAGTTGGTATGACTCTGTCCCCGGAGTTATGAGAATCGAGTATAGCCCAAATATCCCATTTACCAGAGCCGATTTCTATAATGCAAAAGACGAACTATCGATTGGTTCTCGCCTCCTCTTTTTGCCCGAACGCAAGATCTATTCGATTATCCAAGGACTGAATGTGAACCGTTTGTTTTTAGGACGAGGACACGAGGCATTAACCGATAGTGCAATGTTCCTCTGTTTACGCTCAGGATGTTTGGAAAAATGCGTCCACCCGGATTTGCGACACACGATCCTACGTTCCGGCGACGATTATTTAGTGCCCATTACGTCCATCATAGAAACGGACTATATTGGTACGGTCTATGATCTCCAAATGGAAAAGCACCACAATTATTTGACCCAGGGTGGACTCGTCCACAATGGTGGCGGCAAACGCAATGGATCTTTTGCGATCTATTTAGAACCTTGGCATGCGGACATTGAGGCATTCTTGCAAATGCGTAAAAACCACGGCGATGAGGAGTTGAAGGCGCGCGACCTCTTTTACGCTTTGTGGATTCCCGATCTCTTCATGGAGCGCGTCAAGGCGGATGGACCATGGACCTTGATGTGTCCAGATGAATGCCCTGGACTAGCGGATGTCTACGGGCAAGACTTTGTCGATTTGTATACACGGTATGAGACCGAAGGTCGCGGTCGCACTACGATCAAGGCACGCCAACTGTGGTTCCAGGTTCTAGATGCACAAATGGAGACGGGAACACCTTATTTGTTGTATAAAGATGCGTGCAACAAGAAGTCGAATCAGAAGAACCTGGGGACGATCAAATCGAGCAACCTTTGTACCGAAGTTACAATATATTCTGATGAAAATGAAAGTGGCGTGTGTAATTTGGCGAGCATTGGACTCCCCGCTTTTCTTAAACCTTCGGCCTCGTCAGAAAGTAAACCCACATTCGATTTCGAAAAGCTCCACGAGATAACACAGCTCGCAACGTACAATTTGAATTCCGTCATCGACGTAAACTATTATCCCACGGAAAAAACGCGCCGCAGTAATATCCGGCATAGACCCATTGGAATCGGGGTACAAGGTTTAGCCGACGTCTTCATCATGATGGGCTACCCATTCGATTCCGAGGAAGCCCGCCAATTAAATCGCGATATATTCGAGACCATGTATCATGCGGCTTTAACCCAATCCTGCGAACTAGCTCAGCGAGACGGGGCATACGAGACATTTAGAGGCTCTCCCGCATCTGAGGGTCTATTGCAATTCGACCTGTGGAACAGCGATCAACCACGCGCATCAACACGATATGACTGGTCTGCACTCAAAAACCAGATCCAGCAACATGGTCTAAGAAACTCCTTGCTCCTCGCGCCCATGCCCACTGCATCTACGTCGCAAATCCTGGGATACAATGAGTGTATCGAGCCCATCACGTCGAATATCTATAGCCGCCGTACTTTAGCAGGAGAATTCATCATGGCCAATCGCTATTTGATGAAGGATTTGATTGATTTAGGATTGTGGAACGACAAGATAAAAAACAATATTATCGCGAATCATGGATCGATACAACATATCGATGTTATCCCTGCGGACATCAAAGCCAAGTATAGGACCGTATGGGAAATCCCGATGCGATCCTTGATCGATATGGCGGCGGATCGCGGTGTCTATGTGTGTCAGAGTCAGAGTCTGAACTTATGGTTAGAAGATCCCACGTATTCGACTTTGACGTCAATGCACTTTTACGCATGGTCCAAAGGTCTGAAAACGGGGATTTACTATTTGAGACGCCGAGGTCGCCACCAAGCACAGCAGTTCACCATTGA